ATACCCATCCAAATTCTTTTGTTTTATTGTTTGTCTGAGTGTCACCAATTATCACGCATCCACTGGAACTTTTCGCACTATTCCCACAGTGGATCAAGACAAAGGTGTATTCTGCCCCAGAATATCCTTTCACATCTTGAAGCTCTAGCATTCCTTTGTGATACTGATCTCCATATCTTTTCAGATAACGAGAATGAAAACCACCAACAGCTCTGAACTTGATCTGATAACGACCATCAGCAAATCTTGTTATGTGTTTAACTTTCTTTTCTCGATAAGGATCTTCAATCGTATATGAAAGAAATTCTTTAGATCCATCATCATTTATTAAAGATAAGATCCCAGATGTTGAGTCTTTTGTTGAGCTAAATCGTAGAAGTTCTAATTCCATTGTTTAAGGTGTTGGGATAGGTTGTTCATTTCCATCGTTATCAAAATAATGATTTTCAGATGGATGAGTGAAACTAGCTTCAGTCTTGTCTTCTGTTTCCTCAGCTGTTTCATCATATTTTGCACCAAGAATCGATGTTGGATCTTCTATATTCAAAGGAATGTTTCCCTCTGGAACTCTTCCTTTGGTGTCACCAAGAACAACCATCACGACTTTTCCACTTGTTAATTGTGCTGAGTGTTTATTCATAACCTCTTCCTCCATATTGTTCGACTACTGTTGAAGCAACACGATAAAAGTGATTGACATTGTGTCGCCATCTTAAAAATAAAGTTGTGGAGTTTTGAATGAGAGTTCCTGGAACATCTTCACTTCCACCTCCACTGACTATATAACTTCGACTGGTATCAACTGAATTGATTGATGCTGTTGTTGAGCTTCTATCTCCACTGGTCAAACTTGTTCCCAAAAGTTTTTGTTGAATTGATTTAATTGCTCCAGCTTGATTTTCTAATGAATATCTAGGCATAAAACTCTGTCACCTGCCCAGCTCCAGCACTTGCACACGATGATGTGTTTCCTGTTGAGTTTCTAGTTTGTCCAACTAATTGAGTTGAACTGTTCAAATAATATTGTCTAGTCCTTAGAGCCATATCGTTGGAGTATTCTCCAATAGCTGATCCAGTATCTTGGACAGACACATGTTGCACGACTGTGTGACTTGTATCAACAGCATTGATCGTGATTGTGTCATTAACATTAAAATTAGTGCTTGATTGATAAGAGAAAGTCTGCACAGATTTAATCTCGCCACTTCTCCAGCTTTTCTTTCTAGCCATTATTATTCCTCTACGCCATAAATCGAAATCGATACATCTGAACTTGCATTGAAAGTCAATTCATCATCTGCTCCCATAACAATGTTTGTTCTTTCAACAACACCATTTGAGACAACAGACATATTCTCCAAGTTATGCTTTGCACCACTAGATCCAGAATCTGCTGTTGGAACTAATCTCAAAACAACTGATTCATCATTTGAAGCATCATTGTTAATTATTGAGACATTGACCACAGCTAACTTTCCAGCTGGAACTGTGTAGATAATCGCTTCTGATCCAGTTCCGACTGCTTGTCCTAAAATTCCACTTGCCATTTATCTTCTCCTAAATTATCCATTGAGTGCAAAGAATCCTTTTGCACTGTTTAAACTAAATTCACTTGCCCCAACTGGATAGAGTGAGAGCTTTGCATCTCCTCCCATTCCAGAGTGATTCGGACAATAATAATAAAGATCAGTTGTTCCAAAACTTGAGCTTGTTGAAGCTCCGATTGTTTCTGGTGTGATCTCTATTTGAACAAACGCACCAGATTGACCAGCAGTTCCAGAAGTTGTCACATTTGTTGTGAATTCTGATCCAGAATTGTGTGATCCATCTTTAGTTGTGGAAAACTTCAAGGGATGACCAGAGACCGAAGCATCTGAGACATCAAACTTGTATTTAAAGCCAACAGCTAGATCAAGAGATGGAGACTTTGTTCCAGATGTGTCTGATCCTCCAGCGATATAAAAAACATTCTGAGATCCAGATCCATCATCGGCAACAGTCACAGTCAAAGGGATTGTGAGTGTTGATGTTCCAGCTGTTATGTTATCCAGTGCAGTTTGTGTTGCACTAGATATTGGAAGATCGTTCAATGTGATCTTCTTTATTGCATTCGATCCAGAGACATCTGCAATGAGCATTTCATCTGATACTGTTGCAGTGACACTTGATTGACCATTAATGTCAATTGATAATGTTGCACTGAAGTCTCCAGATGTTGCAGTTGCACCACCAGAGAGACCAGATCCAGATGCTGTTGTGATACTCACCCCAGTGATGTCACCAGTGTCAAAAGCTATAACCCAAGAAGTTGAGTCTGCATCATATCGATAATATATTTCTGTGTCTTGTGCAAAAGCAATCTGTCCATCGACAGGGGATGAGATTGCACTTGTTAATGCTGAAAGTGAAGCAAATGAATATACTGCTGAATTAACAAGCTCTTGAAAAGCTGTTGCATCAATCAGATCACCAGTTGCCCAGTTTCCTTTATAAGCCATATTTTTCTCCTATATCTAAAAAGCTAAATTTGTTGATTCTCCAAGTCTTGATGATCCAAGAACCCAAGAAGCAACTTCTGATCCAGCTGATGTTCTAAGTTGCCAAGTCCAAGTTCGACTCACAGCTGAGACAGTGTGACTAATTCTTTCAATATGAACATCAAACTCCATTGTTGTAGAAGCTGGAGTTGGGATCTTAATTGTGATCTTGTCTCCAAGTTCCCTTGTTAGAGCTTGAGTCCAAAGTGAAGTGTCCGACAATGGATTCACTATAAGACCATCTATTCTCACAGAAGTTGTTGAGAACTGTGCAAGTCTCTGTTTGGCAATGCTCAAAGCATCTGAATCAGAAACATTCAAAGTGCTTGAAAGACTTTCTTGTCTTGCTCCAAACTTTGCAATTGAATCAGTGTCTTGAACTAACTGTTCTGATCCACCATCTCTTGTGACTGATACAACATTGACAATCTTTGAATCATCAAGTGTTGTGATAACATCAGAAAAGGGGAGTTCTCCAGATCCATTTCCAAAGGTTGCAACAGAATTGAACTGTTGTGTTCTTTTAAAATTTCTATCTCTGAAAGTCACTTTGCCATCAGCAGAGATAAACAATTGACCTTGCTCAGCAGTTTCGACATCTTTCAAAGCTGTTAGAAGATTAGTTGTCAAAGGAATACCAGCTTTGACTTGTAGATCACCAGTTGAAATTGTTCTTAATGATGAAGCCCATCCGAATGAATCTAATAATCTTCCTATTCTCAAAGATGAAAGCTCTTGTGTATCTGCATAACCAAGAGTTGTTGTTTCACCTAATTCAGAAAACCCAGCTGTTCCAATTTGCCAACCTCTAGCTCCAACAGTGTTCAAGTTAAATATCTTAAAAGCATCAACACAGCTGATCCTCACAGTTGAGTCTGCACCTTGCCCTCCAAATGATTCTGGATAGCTTTGTATAAATCCTCTAAAGAGAACACTTGTTGATCCATCATAAGTTGCCGAGATCTTGATCTGTTTGAAAGGTTGAATCTTGCTTATGTTATTTGAAGAATCATAATAAGGAGAACTTGTATTCAGAGGATTAAAGCGATCATCTGAGTTATCCAAAAGAACAGAAGCTGTTCCAGTTTGAAAATCTGCAAGATCGTGTTGTCTTCCTCTATCAATACTGAATTCCCTCACATAAGTTGAAACATCTGTGAAAGTCTGTGATGTTGCAAAAGGTTCTGTATTAAATGCAATCTGAACTGTGATATTGACATCAGAATTGAATGCAACACTCACAACAGAACTTTCTTCCCTTGCTTCTGAAGACTGATCAAAGCATCTTGTGTGACAGTTTCAAACTTCTCTGATCCTATGTTTAAGGTTGTGAAGATCTTAATTGGTTGGACTGATCCACCTTGATTTCCACCTTGATTGTTATTTTCATTCCCAGTTTCTTCAAAAGTTGGGGCATCAATAACATCTCCACCAGAATCAGTTCCATCTGGAACAGAAAATGATCCCTCAGTCAAACCAGCATTCTTGAATGCCTCTTCAATTTCAGCAATCTTTCTTCCAGTGAGCTTTGCAATCTCTTCAAGAGTTGCTTGGAAAGTTCCAGCTTCAAATGATCCAAATGCTTTCTCTAGTTCTTTAACAGCTAGAGCTTCAGTCAGAAGATTTTCAGCAGAGACTTTTGTTGCTTCAGCAAGATCTTTCTTAGCTTGGATCTGTTCTTCACGAGCTTTCTTCTGATCCTCAATTGCTTTCTGAAGATCCTCTTCAGCATCAGTGACACCTTTGACAGCATCGTGATATTTATCAGATTGAGCTTCAGCTTCTGCTTCTAACTCAATGAGTTCTTCTTTTGCAAGGATCAGTTCAAGTTCTTTCTCTCTTGATCCATCCTGTGCTTTTGTTAATTCTTCAATAGATTCTTTTAATTTGAGAATTGCAAGTTCTTCTTCAGCTGTGACTTCAGTTCCATCTTGTTGAAGTGATGTTGCAAGTTCTTGAGCTTTGGCAAGATCTTGTTGAGCTTTAGCAACTTGAATGTTTGCTTCCTCAAGTTTGCCAGTAGCTTCATCAAGTCGTTCCTCTTCTCTTTTGCCTTTCTCTTGAAGACCAGTCAGAGTCTTTATAGAAGAAAGAGCAGTCTTGATTGATTTTGTATATTTATCAAATTCAACAGCTCCGAACTGTATTTCATCAGATTGATCTTCAACTGCATCAGTATTGTCTTCAATCTCTGAAGTTAGATCTCCAGTTGCATCTGAAAGAGCTTCTGTGACAGTTTCAGACTTTGTGAATCTAGCAATCATATCTTCACGAGATCTGTTTGCTCTTTTAGTTTCATCGTTCTGCTCACGAATGCCCTCAGCAAAGTCGTGCATTCTATCTAAAAGACCAGCTTGAGCATCATCTAATTCTCCAAAGACAGCTTTGAGAATCTTGTTGTTTCTTATAAATTCAAATACTCTTGAGATAACTTCACCCAAAATTGTCGCTATATCTCTAAATGCTTGAAAACTTCTTTTCAGTCTCTCCATAATCTGATCGCCAAATTGTTCATTAAATTCACGAACAGCTTCAACACCATTTTGAAACTTTTCAACAAGCATCGGCAAGACTTTGTCAGCAAGTTCAGAGATCTTAGGAAGTAGCTCATTCACAGATGGCATAAGAGCTTCACCCATTTGAGTTGCTGTTTCTCTTAGTTCAGCTTTGAGTCTTCTCTGTGTATTAGCAAAACCATCAGATGTTCTATCAAGATCACCAATTGCATCAGCAGATGCTTCTTGGATCAAAGTCAAAGTCGCTTGTGCTTTCTCCATCGAAGTCAATTCGGAGATTGCATTTTTGTTGGTCATTGTCAAAGCTCGTTGATCAACATCTGTCTGTTTCAAAACCACACCCAGCTGTTTTAATTGTTCTCTCTCTCCTGTGAGAGCTGAGGTTATGGCACGAAGAACCATTTCTGGATCTTTGTTTCTAAGAGATCCAATATCACCAGAGAGCTTTGCAACTTCTTTTGAGAAGTCAGCAGATGCTTCAGAAGAAGCTCCCATTCCTTTGACTACGCCTCCAGTGAATGAAAGTAGTTCTTGAAGTTCAGCTGTTGTGAATCC